AACGATGCCACCGGGTGCGTCTCTGCGATGCAGGAATGTTATCAGGACATTGCCACGCTCGGGACATCGATTCTATTTTGCGGCTGGAACTTCGAAAAGAACCGGCTGTATTTCCGCTCCTATCCGTTGTCGATGATCTATTGCGAGGAAAACAACCTCGGGATGATCGACGTGATCTTCCGCAAGCTGCCAATGACCCCGCGGCAGATTGTCCAGGAATTCGGTGCGGAAGCGTTGGACCCAAAGTTTGTGGCCGATTCGGAGCAAAACAGGCGCAAGTTCGACGTCATTCACGCTGTCTTCCCGAATTCCGACCGGATCGCCGATCGGATGGACTCTGGTAACAAGGCATTCGCCTCAGTGTGGCTCCTGGCTGAGGACAAGAAGGTCCTCAGGCAGTCCGGATACGACCAGCAGCCCTACATCGTGGCGCGATGGTCAAAGCTGTCTGAGGAGGTTTACGGGCGCGGGCCGGCCATTAACTGCCTGCCTGAGATCCGCGGCCTGAATCGCATGGAGCTGACCATGCTGAAGGCGATGCAGAAGGCCGTTGACCCGCCGCTGGTGGTGCCCAATGACGGATTCATGCTGCCGATCGCCACGTCGCCCGGAGCCATCATCTTCAAGGAACCGGGTGCCGAGAAGATTGAAGTTTTGGAGCACAAAGGCCGGCTGGATTTGGGCATGGAGAAAGCCGACCAGAAGCGGGACTTTATCCGGCGCGCCTTCTTTGCGGAGTTTGTAAAGCTGACTCAAAAAAAGGAGAGGCAAACCGCTTTTGAGATCCAACAGCTTATTGAGCAACAGCTTAAGCTCATGGCTCCGATGTTGGGCCGCATCCAGACCGAGTTCCATGCGCCGATGATTGGTAGGGCTTACGCTTTGTTGCAGCGGGCGGGCAAGATTCCTCCGAGCCCGGATCAGTTGCGGGGCAAGAATCTTAAGATCGTTTACCAATCCAATGCCGCCCGGGCGCAGGTGGCGGCGCAGGCCGATTCCATGGGGCGCTATGCTCAAGAGCTTTTGCCGCTGGCCCAAGTGCATCCGGAGATCATGGACGCTATCGACACGGACAAGTTCGCCCAAGAGGTGGCCCGGGTTCGAGGCATCCCCAGCAGCATTCTGCGGTCGCCCAAGGACCTGGCCGCATTGCGCGCACAGAAGGCCCAGGCGCAGCAGATGCAACAGGCCGCGCAGATTGCCCAGCCGGCGTCTGAGGCGGTCAAGAACCTGAGCCAAGCCCAAGCTGCCGCCCCGTTCCCATGAGTCTAAGTGCCCGCGAATTCGTTCGGTTGTCCAAGGAACAGATTGCCGACATGCTGAATCTGCAAGACTCGTATCGCCGAGTCTTCGACAAGGCATCCCCCGACGTTGAGAGGGTTATCCGGCACTTGTGCAAGGTGGGTTTCGTGACCCGATCCACCTTTGTGCCGAACGACCCAAACCAAACCGCAATGAACGAAGGAAGCAGACGCTTGGTGCTTTCGATCTTGCGTTTTGTTCACGCAGACCAAAAAAAGATGGTCGAACAAATCGAATCCCAATATGAGACTGAATCTTGACCCAAATGCGGTTGTTGGCGGTGGTGGCGGTAGTGCGGCGACGGCTACGGCCGCCCCTGCCGGAGGCGGAACGGTCCTTGGTGGTTCCGCAACCACTCCACCCGCAGCCGCCTCCGCCGCCACGCAGAGCAGCTGGCTTGACTCGCTTCCTCCTGAATATCGCGATAACACGATGTTCCGCAGCATCCCGGACCTTCCGACGCTGGCCAAGAACTACGAGAACGCCCAACGTTTGATCGGCACCAAGCGGATGGAGGAGCCTCAGCCCACGTGGGCACCGGAGAAGTGGAACGAGTTCTACGGCAAGCTTGGCCGGCCTGAAACACCGGACAAATACACGGTGCCGACCATCAAACTCGAAGGCGGCCACGAACTGAACCCGGATCTGGTCAAGGAAGCCCAATCCAAGCTGCATTCGGCCGGCCTGACAGACAAACAGTTTCAGGCCGTCATGTCACTTTACGGAGAGACGACCAACAAGGGCCTGGCAGCCTCTAAAGTCAGTTCAGAACAAGCCAGAACGGCCGCTGAGCAGGCTTTGAAGCAAGAGTTTGGTGACCGCTACACCGTCAAGGTCGATCTCGCCAAGGCCGCTTTGCGGAAGTTTGGCGATGAATCCCTCGTGGGTTACCTGAACGAGTCCGGCCTCGGTAATGATCCGCGCCTGATTAAGCTTTTGGCGTCCGTCTCCGAAGGCATGATGGAAGATCGGACGCATCTGCGCACCCAAGGGCTCAACATCACCGGCACCACGGCTGCCGCGCAGGAACTGGAAGGGCTCAAGATGGATCCTGAGTTTCAGAAAGCCCTGTTCGATGGCCAGAATCCCGGTCACAAAGCTGCCTTGGATCGTTGGATGAGCCTGCATCAGGTGGCTTTCCCCGGCAAGCAGCCGGACGAATTCTGATTGACTCCGGCAGCGGAGTGAATTAGTTAGCGGTCGTGGGATAAACGTCACCGTCCCCACTGGCATCCGGGAAAGCCCGGAAGCGCAGGCGAGCTTGTTCGCCGAGGTGCGGTCCTCATTTGAGGGTAACCTAAACCGAAATATGTCGGTTCAATTTACCCATTCAAATGAGCTTTTCCGTAGATACAGCCCTAGTTCAGGCTTATAAATCGAACATCACCCTGCTTTCCCAGCAGCGTGGCTCCCGGTTGCGTCCCTACGTTCGCAACGAAATGCAGAATGCCGAGTTCGAATACTACGACCGGCTGGACTCCACTGCGGCGGTTGAAGTGACCACCCGTCACGCTGACACCCCGCTGATCTCGTCTCCACATGATCGCCGTCGGTGCGGCCTGCGCGATTTCGATTGGGCTGACCTGATCGATCGAAAGGACAAGATCAAGATGTTGGCTGACCCCACCGCACCATACACTCAGAATGCGATTTTCGCGCTCGGCCGTGCCATGGACCAGGTGGTGATCGATGCCGCCTTCGCCTCCGTCTACACGGGCAAGACCGGCAGCACGGCGGTGACGTGGGCGACCGAGGGCAACGAGGTGGCCGTCGATTACGTCGAAACTGGCGTCGCGACCAACTCAAACCTGACCATTGCGAAGCTGCGCAAGGCAAAGGATTACTTCGGCGTGAACGAATCGCAGGCTGACGGCGAACCACTGATCGCGGTGGTTTCCCAGAGCCAGCTGACTTCGCTCCTGCGCACGGTGGAAGTGACCAATGCGGACTACAACACAGTCAAGGCGTTGGTGTCCGGCAGCATCGACACATTCATGGGCTTCAAGTTCGTTCGAACCCAGCTCCTGACCGTGACCAACAGCATTCGTGAGTGCATCTTCTTCGCCCAGAACGGCCTGTTGCTGGCGACGTCGATGGAAGTGAACGTGGACGTGGGGCCGCGGCGCGACAAGCGCAACGCCATCCAGGTCTACGTGTCCGGTGGCTTCGGTGCCGTCCGCATGGAGGGCAAGAAGGTCGTTCGCGTGAAGTGCGACGAAACCAAGTAACCAACCCTTTACCATAAGGACAAACTGATATGGCCTCTCAAAATTCGGACCAATACAATGTTGGCGTCAACATTGCCGCCGGCACGCTCTCGTCCGGTGCTATCACCACTCCCAACCCGCCCTACGACGATTCCGGTCGTATCCGGATCAAGCGGGCGAGCGTCACGACCACGACCCTGACCGGCGCCCTCACGGCCGGAACGGATGCCCTGGCTCTCTTCAAGCTGCCCAAAGGGGCGAAGATGCACAGCTTCCGGGCCGTGGTGACCACCAGTGCGGCTTCGACGTCGTTCAAGCTGGGCATTTCGAACGGCGGCACGGAGTTCTCCACTGCCGGATCGAACTTGTCCACGACCGGTGCCGGTGCGGAGTGCATCGTCACTGCCGCGGCTGCGCGTTACGTGACCCTGACTGAAGTGACGGTTTACCTTCAGCCTCAGTCGGTCAACTACGCCACCACGGGCGACGTGGAATACATCTGCTACTACTCCGTCGATTAACCCCCAAGCAAGTGGTTCCGGCTGGACTTTAGCACCCGGCCGGAACCACACTTTCAATCATGAAACATTTCCTGCTTCTTCTCTCCATCGTCCTGGTCGCCTTCGGTTCCAGCGCCCAGGAATACAAGTCGCGGTTTCCGTATCCGTCCGAGCAGATCCTCGTGGCCGGCTTGGACTGGTATCCCCGTGACGGCATCCGTCAGAACCCGTGGATTCACAACATCCTTGTGAACAACACGAATCTTCTAACCGGTGCGACCAACAACTACGTCATTCTGAACAACGCCGGCGCTGTCTTGAATGCTGTGATCGTGCTGGAAAGCCCGACCAACAACTTCAGATCGTTCTACAAGGTTGTGACATTTGGAAACACCACGGCAACGTTGACCAATGCGGCGGGTGTTTCGTTTACTTCGGTCACTAATGCGGTGGCGACCACCTACAGCATCCCGACCAATACCACGGTGGACATTATCTGCACGACGACCAACTACCTGGTCATCCCGAACCGGTTCTAAGTTATGGCTCAATCCGCCGTAGACGTGGCGAACAATGCGCTGGAACGCATTGGTTGCCGTTCGATTACATCGTTGGCCGACACGTCTACGGAGGGCGTTCTGATGAATGCCCGGCTGGATTCTCTTCGCAAAACGTTCGTCGGTTCAAGGCCGTGGAAATGTTGCCTTAAGCGGGCCATCTTGAGCCCCACGTTTGTCACCATCACCAACGTGGCGGACAACGGTTCGGGCTACTTCCGAATCACGGCAGCCTCACATGGGTTCAACACGGGTGACGCCATCGTGGTGGAGAACATCACCGGGATGCCAACGCTGTGCGTTGCGAACCTGGTTGTGACCCGCATCGATGCCAATACGCTGGACGTTCAGACGATCGCCTATGCGGGAACCTACAGCGGAGGTGGACGCCTTGCCGCATCGGCCCTGTTCGATTTCAATTACAAGCTGGCCATCCCAACGGATTGGGTTCGCACCCTGTTGGTCAATGACGACATTCACGGCTACGAATGGCGAAATGAAGGCTCCTACATCCTGACGACTTCCTATCCGGTAAACCTGATCTACATCTTCGATCAGACCGACTACACGGCGATGCCTTCCACCATGTATGACGCTCTGGGCGCGTTCATTGCCGCCCGGTTGTCCTACAAGCTGACCCAGAGCACGGAGCTGCGCGAGATGCTCAACAAGGAAAGCTACTCCGCGTCAACCCGCGCCGCCTTCTACGACTCGACGCAGGATCCGGCGAAGCAGGTCGAAGCCACCGAATGGCAGGACTCGCGGATTGCTGGGATCCTGCCGTTTGCGACTGACCCGATGACATGAAGTCTCTGAACATTCAGACCAACTTCACGGCGGGCGAGATTTCACCGCTGATGCTCGGTCGTGTTGACACGACCAAGTATGCGTCCGGGGCATCGCAGATTTCCAACTTCTTCGTTCGTCCGCAGGGAGCATTGTGGCGTCGTTCCGGGGCCCGGCACATGATCCAGACCCGTGCGCCTGAGCAGAAGTCGATCATGATCCCATTCCAGCAATCGGACGTTGCTGGCTACATCCTGGAAGTGGGACCCGGTTACATCTTCGTTCACAAGAACAACGCGCCGGTGTTGGACATTTCGACGGTGGCCCGCAGGGCAACGCTATCGGCCGTCAACAACGTGTCGTCGCGTTACCAGTGCGTTTCGGCTGCCACCTACCTTAATTCTGGGATCAACTCAGTTACAGCGGGAAGCTCTGGAATGATCCGTATAACTACGGCATCGGCAAACAATCTCCGGAGCGGATCAAAGGTGCTGGTTGGTGGGACGATCGCTTCAGCCAACGGTTCTTGGACAGTTACCTACGTATCCGCAACGTCATTTGACCTTCGCGGTTCGACTTGGGTTGGCAATGCCGGAGCGGGTGGGACTGTTACCTCAAACCTGGTTCGGGCTGGCGACCTTACCTACATCCAAAACCCAGCGCCTCCCGGAACGTCAAAGGCTTCTGGCTACTATTACGTCAAGAGCGTCTCGGCCTACAACACGTGCATTCTCGGAAATGCGCTATACGCCTCGGACGTTGGCGGAGATCCCGGCCGTATGTGGGCTTGGGTGGTGGAGATGACTACGCCTTACACTGAGTCTGACTTGAAGGACCTTTATTGGGTTCAAAGTCAGGACGTAATGTATATCTGCCATCCGGCTTATCCGGTTTACAAGATTTACCGTAACTCGGACACGTCTTGGACATTCACTCAGGTCACTTTCAGGGACGGGCCCTACCTTCCGGAGCAAAGCCTTGCGCCTTATACTCAGTCGGCCCTGTCGGCTTCGCCGGCGCATCCGGAGTATGGCACCAAGTTCCCGGATGTTGAGTTTCAGGTTTCGAACTACTCGCACACGGCTACGGCGAATGCGCTGACCAACTTCGCCGTTGCCGACAACGGGAAGTATATCGAATTCCGATACAACGACCAATGGCGGCTCGCAAAGGTGAACACGGCTCCCGCCGTGGGAACAACCGCTTCGGTGGATATCATCGACAACATCATGTTGTTCCTGGATGAGTCAACTAGGGTCATTCGCAAGCCTGGATCGACTTACGCGCCGTCTAATGGTGCCCACGTCCAGCCCAACACGGGCGTTGGTAATAGTCAGAAGGTCGATCCTGTCAATCACGTTGTTGGTTCGTCTGCGGGTCTATCGACAAACGTTGTATCGAACTTTACCAACACTTTCGGCCAGCAAGACGTTGGCAAGTGGGTTCGATTTGCTCGACCCTATGTTGCTGGTGGAAATCAGTACGCAAGCTACTGGTGGCAGATCATTAAGCAGGTCGATACGGCGCAGGCTGGTAAGACTGCCAGCTTGGATTCGACCGGTGTTGTTCCCGTGATGGTAAGCAATCAGCCTACCGGCCAGTTCGTGATGAGTAACGAGACCATCACTTGCGCCATCAACGCACTTCAGGGAGGAGTTGCCGCTGGCATTACCGTTTTCAGATCGACGGATGTTGGCCGTGCCATTCGACTTGGTTTCGGTAACCGTTGGACCTACGGGGTGATAAGCTCTTACGTTTCTCCCACTGCGGTCAACGTCACGTTGAGCGAGCCAATGCCGCGTGACCCGCATGACGCTCGAAACATCGCAGGAAACAAGGATTCATCGGTCTTTGGTTCCGAAACTGGAACTTCAACGGCTGTGCTTGGAACGCCAACAACAGGCTACACCTTCCACTGGCGTCTCGGAGCGTGGAGCGGAACTACCGGCTACCCGTCGTCATGCAACCTGCATGAGCAACGGCTATTTTTTCACCGCACAGACACCCAGCCGCACACGTCTTGGGGGAGCGCCACGGCCGATTTTGAGAATTTCACTCCGACCGAACTGGACGGTGCGGTTGTCGATGATGACGCCGTTTCCTACACGATCGCTTCGAACAAGATCCAAGCCATCAAATGGGCGATGTCCGGGAAGGTCATGCTCATTGGGACCAATGGCGGGGAATGGTCTGTTCGGTCCACGTCTCCGACACAATCTCCATTGACGCCATCAAACCTGATTGTGGTGCCCGAGACGGAGCACGGATCGCTTCAGACGTGTCGGCCTCGACGTATCGGGACATCGATCCTCTACGTCAACCGGGCTGGCCAGAAGCTTTACCAAGTCGGCTACGAGTTCGATCAGGATCAGTACAACTCGAAGGATGCCACGATCATCGGTGAGCACATCCTCAGACAGGGCACGTCGGCAATATTCTCCGAGTTCCAACACGAACCGAACAGCCTTTACTGGCTGACGCTTACCGACGGAACACTCGCTTGCCTGACCCATAACAAGGATCAAGAGGTATTCGCGTGGAGTCGCCATTCGCTGGGTGCCACATCGGCCGGTAATGCGACCGTTGAGCACATCGCTTGCATACCTTCTGTAGGTGGAAATACGGACACGCTCTATATGGTGGTGAAGCGCACCATCAATGGATCGACTTACCGTTCCATCGAGTATTTCGACGACGACTTTTACCCGGCCAGTTCATCCGATCGGTCCGGGATGCGCTTTCTGGATTCGGCTACACTGTTCACATCGGTGGTTTCAACCTCTATTGATTGCCTCGACTACCTTGAAGGTGAGACAGTTAGCTACCTCGCGGATGGTGTTAAGTATTCCGGAACCGTTACGTCCGGAGTGCTCGACATATCCGCGAATTTCCCTTCCACGCTACCTTCGGTGCTCTACATCGGAGTCGGCTATCAAAGCCGGGTCAAGATGCTGCCGGCTGAGGGCGGTCAACAAGGCTCGGCGCAAGGCAAGACCAAGCGCATTGACCGGTTCAGCGTCCGGGTCTACAACACGCAGAACGTCTACTTCGGAAGCCAATCTACCAATCTGATGGCCCGGGTCTGTATCGAGCCCGGGCTTGGAACCGGGTTCTATTCTGGTAACGTCCGCATCCAGCTCGACTCCACTTGGGACATGGAAAGCGAATGGTTTCTTGGCCAGGATTTACCGGAGCCTTGCACAATCCTGTGCGTTGCGCCTGAATTGCACGTCAACGCATGAGACCCATAACCACATCGGAACTTGACGACATCATCGCCCGAACTGACATCAGCCGATTCATTTCGGAGGTGAACTACAAGTTCGTGTTTGATCGGCGTCAGTTCGTGGCCATCTGGGGTGCGCTGATTAACTCTGGGGCGGGCCGGATCTTCGCCAGGTTCAACGGAAATGCGATTTCCGAGGCGATTGGGGTCACGATCTACACGGACCCGCACGACGGCATTAAAACCGGATCGATTGTGTTCTGGTTTAAAGACGGTCGGAGCCACGGGCTTGCTACCGGATCTTTGCGGGTTGACGTTGAGAAAGAGCTTAAGGCGCTGGGAGTTCAGCGTTTATTTGTGTCGGCTATTCTGAATCATCGCTACATGCAAGTGGCGCAATCCCTTGGGAGGGAAGGATTCGAACCGATGGAAGTGCATTTAATGAAAAAGTTATGGGATACGACGTAGCAGCAGTCATCATCGCGGCTACATCATTGGTCGCCGGCGTTACAACGTCGGTCGTCCAGATGCAGGCGCAGGACGATCAGGCGAAGAACAACGCCGCAATCCAGCGTGGACAGGCATTGCAGGCTCAGCAGGAGGCCGCCTACGCTGCCGCGCAGATCCGAAGGCGCAATCTTCAGGTGCTCGGTTCCCAACGTGCGCAGGTGGCCAAGTCAGGCTTGGAGATCAGCGGATCGGCCACGGACGTTATCAATGACTCAGCCGTTCAAGGTGAGATGGATGCCATGGCGGCGCTGTATTCAGGAAAAACACAGAGCGCCCTTGCCATGTCGCGAGCTAACAACTTTGAAGCCAGCCGAGGCGACATCGCCGCCGCGGGCTATCTCGGCGTCGGCAATAGCCTGATTGGTGCGGCTGGAACCTACTACAAGATCCGGGCGAACTCGGACAAGACAATTTCCTACAGCGGGGGATGGAATTCCAACACGACTGGGCCGGAGCCCACACTGAGCTGATGCAAGTCATTAACGCAGACGCAAACTTGAGAGGAAGCCCGGGTGCGGAGCCATATCAGGCTCCCCAATACGCTTTCCGCGCTGCGAATGAGACGAGCCAGTCGTTGCTTGGGCTTGCCGGTGACGTTTCCAATCTCGGAAAGGTTCAGGCTGAGCTTAAGAAGCAGAAGCAGAATCAGGATAACCACTCTTGGATGGTGGAGGAATTCTCGAACATCCAGAAGGATTACCAAGCTTTCGCCGAACAGAACAAGAATAACCCCGATTTCGCAGACTCATTTAAGACGTTCTCCGAGGATCGCCTGAATCAAAGCTATCTGAGCGCACCGAACAGCGATGCTATCAGCTTGCTCAAGGCCCATGCGCTGACATTCACGAACGGAGCCTACGCCCAGTATCGGCACTTCAATGAGCAGAAAGACATCGAGCGTTCTCTATTGTCGTTTGACACGTCCCTTGAGAATGCCCGTGCGGCAATGACGGCGGATGCCCCGACCGATCCGACATACGCTGCGGAGATTCTTTCAGCTAACGCCAACGCGCTCCATCAAAGTGCCGACGCTCAATGGGGAAAAATTGCCCCGGAAACGGCTGCCAAATTGCATGAGCACATCGACCGGCAGATTGCCCAGATGTCGATGCAGCCGAATCCGGCATTTTCACGGAAGGTAATCAATGACAGCCCTTACCTGTCGGAAGAAGATCGCCACGCGCTGAATACCCGGCTGGACGTTCTCGATTCTGAGAATCGGTCTGTGTTGGCCACTCAAATCCACGAATCATTCCAATCGGAATTGGCTGTGGCGCGGCAGAATGGTGCGAAGATATCGATGCCGTCTGAGGAAAGCCTCAAGGCCGCCTACGCGCCAAAAGAACTTCCTCGGGTCACTGAGCTTTACGCGCATCAAGTCGAAGTGAACAACTCCGCAGCCGGCCTTATCAATCGGCTGAAGGACAAGAACGCTTCGTATCAGAACTCCGAACTTGCCCGCGCATCGGCTAGCCGAGAGGTTGACCCGGAAGCGGTTCAATACGCGCAGAACCATCTGAAACAGCTTCAGGACCTTCAAGAGAAAGATCCA